CCAGAGACAGCGATATATGCAGGAACGAGTAATCTCAGGCATTTCTACGCCGAGAATCCAGATGGACGGGTACGTGATGATTATTTTGGCTACTGGCTATCGGGGAGAATCTGTCCAGTTTGTAGAAGCCCGATGAACACCAATGGAAAGCAGTTTAAATGTCCTCAGTGTGGGGAGGTGGTGGTGTTTATTAAGAAAGGAAAGGAAGAAAAAAAAATTTGATAAAACCATACGAGTGTTATAAAGTATCTGTTTAGGGAATGTAATGAGAAGATACATATTTAAGTCCATAACAATTAACAGCACGAGGATTGATGATGAGTAGTTTTTTCATTGCTCTTTAGCGAGCGAAAAAGGAAAGTATTTGATGGTGCACAAACGAAAAAGTGATTCGAAAATCTTAAGCACACCAAATTATGGCGGTAGTCAGGACTATGGTGATTTAACCGAATTGAATCATGATGGATTGATCTTGAGATCTATCGGGCCAGAGCTTCTTGAAAGTTTTACCAACGAATACCTGGAACTGCTTGGGACCTCCTCCGCGATCCACGAGATTAACGGCGACTATGCGTATGGGATATTTAGCTCGGGATGGTGTCGAATGATGGACTCTGCCTCCCGAGAGTTTTGCGATACAGAAGATAATGCTCAAGCATTGGCCTCCGGCAGATGGTTGTGCCATGAATCCTGTTGGAATTGTTCAAAGCGAGCAATTGCTAAGCGTGCACCCGTGGAAATTGCGTGTAAGGGGGGACTTAGATTATATGCAATCCCGATTATAGCTCATGGGAATGTCGTAGGTGCTATCAACTTTGGGTATGGTGATCCTCCGACAGATTCTAAAACACTGGAAAAGCTTTCTAAAACCTACCAACTTGATTATGATGGCTTGGTTCGTGAGGCGAATGCATACGAGTCCCGTTCACCATTTATCATTGAAATGGCCAGAAAACGCCTCAATTCTACAGCACGAATCATTGGTTCGATGATTGAGACGAAGCAGACCGAAGAGGCGCTGCGCGAGGATGAAACCTTTATCAGGACGGTCATGGATCACCTTCCCATAGGTATAGCCGTAAACTCAGTAAAACCGGATGTAGAGTTTAGCTACATGAATGAGAACTTTGCAAAGATATACCAGACCACAAAAGAGGCTCTTTCGGAACCGGATGCGTTCTGGGATGTTGTCTATGAGGATCCTGTCTTTAGAGAAAAAATCAGAAAGCGAGTGCTTGAAGATACAGCCAGCGGTGATCCAAATCGAATGAACTGGGAGGATATACCGATTACCCGCAAAGGCAAAGGTCCGTTTTACATTTGTGCTCGCAATATTCCATTGCAGGATAGGAAGGAGATGATATCAACAGTCTGGGATATCTCTGAGCGCAAGCAAGCCGAGCAGGCAATACATAAAAGCGAGGAAAAATATCGTCGCATAGCAGATAATGTAACCGATGTAGTGTGGGTTGCCGATCTTGATATGAATCCGACCTACATTAGCCCATCGGTTGAACGGGTTTTTGGGATCAAACCTGAAGAGTATCTTCAACTCCCCATAGAGCGAACTTATCCACCTGCATCACTTGAAAAATTCAAGAAAGCATTAACTGAGCAACTAGAAAAAGAGAGTGATCTCAAATCTAATAAGAATCGAGTTATTGAGTTGGTAGTAGAACGGTATTACGCTGATGGAAGCATAGGCTGGGATGAAATAAGTGCAAAGTTTATACGCGATAAACAATCGAAGCCAATAGCTATTCAGGGTGTATCACATGATATCACTGAACGCGTCAAGGTGGAAAAGGCGTTGCGTGAGAGTGAAGAACGATTTCGGATTGCTCAGGAGGCGTCTCCTGACGGATTCACCATTCTGCATCCTGTACGGAATGAAAAAAATGAAATTGTTGATTTTACTTGGATATACGAAAATACAGCAATTGCACGCATAAACGGAACAGACCCTCAACAAGTAATAGGGAAACGGCTATTAGAGCTTTTTCCAGAGCATAGCGGGTCATCAGTTTTTCATACATATGTGCGGGTGGCAAATACTGGAGAATCCCAGGTTTTGGATGAAGTATATGTTGGTGAGATCCTCAAAAAGCCGACTTGGCTCCGTTTTGTCGTTGTTTCAATGGGTGAACAGATTGCAATCTTTAGCCAAGATATTACCAATCAGAAACAAGCCGAAACAGAAAAAGAAAAACTCCAATCACAATTGATGCAGGTACAAAAGATGGAGTCTATCGGCCAGCTGGCTGGTGGGGTAGCACATGATTTTAATAATATGTTGAGCGTAATTCTCGGTCATACGGATCTGGTTTTGGATCAGTTAGATCCTGGGGAGCCGTTTTATGACAATTTGCAGGAGATCCGAAAGGCTGCCGAGCGGTCTGCGAATTTGACCCGACAGCTTTTAACTTTTGCTCGTAGACAGGTCATCAAACCTAGGATTATTGATCTCAACGAGACCGTAGAGGGAATGTTAAATATGCTGCGCAGGCTCATAGGAGAAAACATCTATCTAGCCTGGCTGCCCAACAAACAGCACGTACAAATTCAAGCAGACCCAACGCAGATTGACCAGATTATAGCTAATCTATGTATCAATGCTCGTGATGCTATCAAAGATGTGGGAGTAATTACCATCGAGACGCACAATGTTTCATTTGATGAGGACTATTGCGCTGTTCATGCAGGATTTGTCCCTGGCAATTACGTTGAGTTGGCAATCAGCGACAACGGATGTGGTATGGACTCACTTACCATCAGCCATCTGTTTGAACCGTTTTTCACCACAAAAGATCAGGGTAAGGGTACCGGCTTGGGACTGGCCTCGGTGTATGGAGCTGTAAAGCAGAATAAGGGCTTTATCAACGTAGACAGTGAATTAGGACAGGGGACGACCTTCAAGGTTTATCTCCCTCGATACCAAGAAAAAACATTGAAGCATAATGATGCGGCGACGACACAGCCTACGGTCAGTAGGGGCGAGACTATCCTATTGGTGGAAGATGAGGCGAGTATTCTACGCATAACTACGATAATGCTCGAACAATTGGGCTATACGGTGATTACGGCCAAAACACCAGATGAGGCCAAAAACCTAGTCCATGAGCATCAAGACTCCATCGATTTGCTCATAACTGACGTGGTCATGCCTGAAATGAATGGCAGTGATCTGGCTAACCAAGTACACTCCATAGATACCAGCATAAAAAGCCTGTTTATGTCCGGCTATACAGCTGATATAGTTACTCGCCAAGGAGTGTTCAATAACGAAGTCTGTTTCATTCAGAAGCCTTTTACTACGACACAGTTGGCTGCCAAAGTGCGTGAAGTGCTGGATGAGCAATAGCATAGTACATAGCATCTATGACTCAACAATCTACAATTACAAGCAATGACAACTTTGTGGTAACTTCTTGCTATCCAGGTAGAAACATGGAGATCTCATAGCAGCATTTAAAAAAGATATTACACCCCCTTCCCACTAACCACACACCGCTCATAGACTATCCCTATGAGCGAGTTTTATGTACTAGAGAGAGCCAAAACAACCGATATCCAGATCAAATGCACCGGGGCTGACACACTTCCCATCGATGCAATCATCGAGTTCCAGGGAGGCTTGAAGAAGCTCACCAAATCAAGCCTTGAGAAGCTGAAAACACGGATCCTCACCGATGGCTTTATCGCCCCCATCTTTATATGGGAGCACGAGGGAGATAACTTCATCCTCGATGGCCATCAGAGACTGCAGGCGCTGCTCTCACTTCGAAAAGACGGCTACGATATTCCCCTTATTCCAGTTGATTATATCCACGCTGAAAGCATCGAGGATGCCAAGAGAAAACTCCTGAGCATCACCAGCCAGTATGGTGAGTTCGATGTAGAAGAGCTACAGTCCTGGCTCAAAGACCTGGATGAAGAGATCCGGGATACCTTCCGCTTTGTTGATGATGAGCTCAAACTTGCCTTCGATGAAGAGCCCGATGAGACCGAGGATGATGATGTGGTGGAACTCGACGTCCCTACAATCAGCCAACCAGGGGATATCTGGCAGCTAGGTGAACACCGACTCATGTGTGGCGATGCAACCAGCAGCGAGGATGTAGCAAAGCTCATGGACGGGGAGCTTTCTGACATGATCTTCACAGATCCTCCCTATGGGGTGAGCTACAAGGGCACAAACAACCCCAACGGGAGAGAATGGGAGATCATTGAGGGCGATACGCTTCGAGGGGATGCGCTTTACCATTTGCTCTACGGATCGTTCCAGCAGCTGTACGCCTTCTCCAAAGAAAACCCAGCGGTTTACGTGTGGCATGCCTCGAGCACCCAGATGATCTTTGAGACTGCACTGAACGATGCAGGATTTGAAGTCAAAGAGCAGATCATCTGGAACAAGGGCATGGTGATGGGCCACTCAGACTATCACTGGTCCCATGAGCCGTGCTTTTATGCCAGGAAGAAGGGCAATAACAATAGCTGGTTTGGCGATAGAAAACAGCGGACCATCCTCCGGCAAGTTGAGATCGACTTCGAGAAGTTCAAGAAGGCTGAGCTCATTGAGATGCTTTCTTACTTCCGAGATGAATCAACAGTCTGGGAGATTCGAAAAGACTCAGCTCAGACCTACGTACACCCCACACAGAAGCCAGTGGACCTGTGCATGAAGGCAATCAGAAACAACACCACCATTAAGCAGAACAAGGTCCTGGACCTCTTCTCAGGATCAGCCTCCACGATCATAGCCTGCGAGAAATCACACCGTCAGGCCTATGCCATGGAGATTGATCCGCAGTACGTGGATGTGGGAGTCCAGCGCTACATCAGGTGGTGCAAGGAGAATGGGATAGATCCTGTGGTGCTACGAAACGGAGAGCCCTGGACCATGGATGATACTACTAACCGGGAGGATGAATAATGCCAGCGGGACGGCCGAGAAAGTACACGAAGAAGCTGCTCAAAGAAATTGAAGAGAAGATCAACGCCTACACTGATACCACGCCGCTTCCGGTCCTTGCAGAGTGCGCCTATGAGCTTGGGATGCACCGTCAGCAGCTGTATGAATTCCCGGAATTGAATGACGCTATCAAAAAATTGATCACCAAAAAGGAGTCTGTGCTCGAGAAAGGAGCCCTTTCAGGCAAATTAAACGCAAGTATGGCCATCTTCTCACTCAAGCAGATTGGATGGAGCGACAAGCAGGATGTCAGCCACTCAGGACACATTGATGGAAGCAACAAGATAGAGATCTATCTACCAGATAACAGAAGGGAGGAGTAGAAGATGGTATTGCATACAGAGGATGCAGATATTCACGTTGAGCTTACAGAGGAGTTAGAGGATCTTGCCAGGATGATTGATGACGATGAGAAGATGATGGAGATCCTGAAGAACTTTGCTGGGATCAATCTCTATTTCCCGCAGAAGATATCCAAGGCAATCGAGCATGAGAAGATCTGGAATGACTATCAGAGTCTGTGCTCCAGGCCCAATATCCCCAAGATGCGGGTGCTCACGATCCTAGAAGAGCGCTACGGGATCAGTAAACGCTGGATCCATGAGATTGTAACTCGACATCAGCTTGCAACCTAAGTAACACCAGTGCTCATACGACCGCAAGAGGGGCCGCAGGAGGCCTTTTTATCAACACCAGCAGACATCTGTATCTATGGTGGGGCTGCAGGAGGAGGGAAGTCATACGGACTGCTGCTTGAGCCGCTTCGCCATGTGCACACTCCTAAGTTCTCAGCTGTCATATTCCGCCGGTTTGCAGATGAGATCACGATGGAGGGAGGGCTGTGGGAGGTCTCACAAGATCTCTACCCACACTTTGATGCAATACCGGTGGCAACTCCCATTCACCAGTACCGGTTCCCCACTGGGTCGGTGATCTCCTTTCGTAACTTTGACCAGGAAAAGAAGAAACACAAGTTCCAGGGGGCTCAGATCCCCTTAATCGAGTTTGACGAGCTCACCCACTTCTCAGAGTCGATGTTCTGGTACATGTTATCGCGTAACCGCTCTACCTGCGGCATCAAGCCCTACATGAGAGCCAGCACAAACCCTGATCCTGACAGCTGGATCCTTCCATTCATCTCCTGGTGGGTAGATCAAGACACAGGCTTCCCGATCAAAGAGCGCAGTGGGGTGATCCGTTGGTTTATCAGGCAGTCAGGGGAGATCATCTGGGCAAACTCCAAGGAAGATCTACAAAGAAAGTATCCAGGCTGCCACCCGAAGAGCTTCACCTTCATTCCCTCATCGGTGTTCGATAACAAGATCTTGCTCGATCAGGACCCAGGGTACCTGGCGAATCTCAATGCGTTGCTCGATTACGAGCAGAAACGGCTCATGGGAGGCAATTGGTTTGCTCGTCCCACTGCAGGTGAGATCTTCAAGCGGCAGTACTTTGAGATCCTGGACCCGGTAGAGATCCCTCCAGCCCAGGTTGAGGTGCGTTTCTGGGACCGTGCTGCAACCAATCCCAGTGAACTCAACCCTGATCCTGACTGGAGCGCAGGTATCAAGCTCAGGAAGGGGGTAGATGGCAGATTCTACATCATGCATGCCTCCCACTTCAGGGGCGAGCCCTACGATGTTCAGCGAGCGATCAAGAACATGGCATCCCAGGATGGACGGATGACCACAATCGGCCTGTGGCAGGACCCGGGTAGTGCAGGGAAGTACGAGGTCAAAGATTACGTACACCATCTTATGGGATTTGATGTGCAGTATTACCCCCAGACGAAGAACAAACTCAGCTACTGGAAGCCCCTGGCCGTCCAGGCGAAGGCCGGCAATGTGAAACTTGCCCGAGGGGAGTGGAATGAATCCTTCCTCCGGGAGCTTGAGGGAGTCACTGACGGATCACAGCCAGGACATGATGACCAGGCTGATGCTGCAGCTGGGGCATTCTTGTTACTTACAGACGGTGCGCCTACACCGATCCATGTTCCCGATATCGAGAGAGCACACTTTAGGAGTTTACGCATATGAGACGCTACAAGGCCGTATTACAAGAAGATGGCAGACTGAATGACAACCAGATCGTGAAACTCATCAAAGCGAGAGAGCAAGAGATCCCTGATCTGCTCTCGCTGCATAACTACTACCGTGGCAAGAATCCTGCGATCCTGGCAAAAAATGTGACAGAACATCGAAACAGGATCCCCGTACCCTATGGAAGGCTCCTGGTGCGCATTGTCGTGGGGTTTATGTACAAATCAGGACTGATCTCCTATGGGCTCGATGAGGATACCGGAGAGACTACCTACTACTCCCTGATAGAGGATGTGTTCAAAGCAAATCGGGAGGCCGAGCTCAACACTGAGCTGGGAAAAGACCAGACGATCTTCGGGGAGGCTTATGAGCTCCACTATGTCGATAACGAGGAGGGAGAAGATCAGTTTGCCAAGGTGCCGGTGTATGAGTTTATTCCCGTCTACAACTACGACATCAAGCCAAAGCTCATCGCAGGAATCAGATTCTATACTGAGCACGAGGGACAAAGCAAAAAAGTCTTCGTTGAGATCTACTACACCGACCGGGTAGAGCGCTATGAGATGGTGGGATCCTCACTTACTCTGGGTTCAGCCGATGCCCACCCCTACGGCCAGGTCCCTGTGGTGATCTACCGAAACAACGAGGATATCCAGGGAGATCTTGAGCACATCCAGAAACTCATTGATGCCTATGACGTTCTAATCTCCACCTTCCTCGATGATGAGGAGAAGTTTGCAGAGGCTATTCTGCTGCTGTACGGGAAATACCTCGATGAAGAGGCCTTGAGCAAGCTGCAGAAGCTTAGGGTGATCGATGGGCTCAAGGAAAACGATAAGCTCGAGTACCTCACCAAAGACCTCTCAGTATCAGGGCGAAAAGAGCTCCTTGAAATCATTCGTCAGGAGATCCATCGGCAGTCACTCATTCCCGATATGACAGATCCCAGTGCACTCGGTCAGAAGTCAGGGGAGGCGTTCACCTACCTCTTTGCCCTCTTCGAGATGCTTGCAGGGGAGAAGCAGAGCTACTTCGCTCAAGGGTTGCGTAAGCGGATAGAACTGATCACCGCTACATTGAGCTATCCCAAGGGAAAACAGGTTGGGGATCCCAGTGATATCAAGATCATCTTCACACGCAATATCCCGAAAAACCTCACAGCTATCACGGAGATGGTATCAAAGCTCTGGGGAATGGTCAGTGAGCGATCCCTGCTCGAGCAGCTCCCCTTTATTGAGAACCCTGATGCGGAGGTGGAGCAGAAGAGAAAAGAGGATGCTGCCAATATAGAAGAGCGTCCCCTCTCATCAGATGAGGTGCTCAAAGTCTATCAGGACGGGGGCAAGAAGAGCACTCCTGCCGGCCAAAAACGGGCATAGGGGCGTTCCTTGGCTATAAGTAAAGCCACTGGAGGGGGTGCGCTCTTTGACAAGCTCTATGGCGGTATTCAAGCTTCCCTCTACAATCAGCAGCTCACAAGTGAGGAGAAGATCCTCTCCCTGTATGTCCAGGCCTACGAGCAGATCAAAGCAGATCTTGCTGGAGTGTATGCCTCATATGCGAAGGATGGGAAACTCAGCTTCTCAGAGATGAGTAAGTACAACCGCCTGAAAAACCTTGAAGCCCAGGTCTCCTCACACCTCAAACCCATCCTCAAGCGAAAAGACAATCTGCTTATCGATACCACGAAAAAACTCTTCGAAGAATCCTTCTATCAGCACGGCTACGCCATCGACCAGAATGGTGGGTGTGCGCTTAAGTGGGGACTGCTGCGGGATGAGGATGTAGAGGCCCTTGCATTATCTCCGCTTGGAAAGCTCTCTGAGTCGAGATACCTCCAAGGTGACCGAGATCAGGCAGTCTATGCCATCCGTAAGCTCATCACGATCGGGATTGTCAAAGGCGATGATTATCCCAAAATGGCCAGGAGCATACGCGATGCTATGGGGATTGCGAAGCTTCATAGCGGGAAGTATGTTCCATCGAACAAAGGACAGCTCTATAAAGCCCTGCGTATAGCCAGGACCGAAGGGCAACGAGCGGCAGTTGAAGGCCAAAGGAAAGCATATGAGAAGGCTAGTGAGCAGGGGGTGGAGCTCAAAGAGATCTGGGATGCTGCCTTGGATGCGAGGACACGGCCCGAGCATGGAGCACTCGATGGGAAGGAAAAGAAGGAAAAGGGTTGGAAAGTCCCGTCAATCGGGTGGGTAGCAGCTCCCTTGCAGTCAGGGGTAGCAAGTTTTGATATCCACTGTCGCTGTCGCATCCGTGGCCAGATCAAAGGCTATCCACCCAAGGTGCGTGGGATAAAGGGCGAGGGCCAACAGCCATGGACTGATTATGAGAGCTGGAGAGGAGTGGTAAAGACCAAAGGCTCGGCCAAGAGTCTCAACCTGCCGCCACCAGTCTCGTCTCTACCCGCAGGGGAAGCCGGAGCGAAGGCCTTCGGGGCGAGATTAACCCAGAAGAAGGGCTCTCATCTTGGAGGATCCACGGGGGCACAGCTTTTTGTCGATGATGAGGGCAGTGAGTGGATTGTAAAGACATATCACGGCTCGAGTGAGCGGGTACGCAATGAGTTTGTTGCAAACCAGATCTATGACAAAGTGGGTGTCCAGGTTGCCTCCTCTCGTCTTGCCTACATCGGGGATGATCTAGCGGTCGCTACCAAACACCTGGGAAGTGATTTCAAACAGGTTGGGTCTGGAGGCCTGGAGATGGCCTCAAATGCAAGCAGGGTGAAATCTGGGTTTGTCACCGATGCGTGGCTTGCCAACTGGGATGTTGCAGGATCAAGCATTGATAACCTGATGATATCAGGCGGTAAAGTCTCAACGATTACCCGCATTGATCAGGGCGGCACGCTTTTCTACCGGGCTCAAGGGGCGAAGAAGGGTTCAGCGTTTGGGGCAAAGGTAACCGAGCTCAAGACTTTGCGGGATCCTTCCATGAATCATGCCTCCGCCGGACTCTTTAAGCACGTAACAGACGCTGATATCGCTAAGCAGATCAGGATACTGAAGATCCGCATCAAGAAGGGTGATATCACCGAGATCCTGAAGACCAGCGGCCTGTCGTCCATGGAGCAAAAAAACTATTACAAGATCCTCACCGAGCGCCTGGATTACCTCTATGGGTGGGAAAAAGATTTCAAGGCAAAACCTGCTCCTAAGCATAAACCTGTGAACCCACAGGGACCTCTGATCGGACGTACTTCTCAGGAGGTAACCAAGCTTACCCACGAGTCCTGGAATTCTTTCACCTTTTCAGAGCGTCAAGCCATAGCAAATTACACCGGTTCTGGGTATCGTGGGATTAACCGTGATGCCTTGGAGGGAATAGCCTACCAGGAGCTCGACCAGGCACTTGATAAACTACCCTACTATGATGGGGTTGTTGGACGAGGAGTTGCCAATATCCCTGAGATTGAAAAGCAGTGGAAGAAGTGGAAAAGCGGTGATTGGGCCTACGTTGAGTGGAAAGCCTACTCATCAACCTCCATTACTCCCGGGCGAAACTTTGGGACCGATGGTGGATACCTGGCGGTCATCAAGACCAAGGGGAAAAACCGGGCAGGCTACATTAATGGAAGGAGCAACTTTGCATCAGAAGATGAGTACCTCTTCGGTATGGATGCAAAATTCAGGGTAACAGGGTATGCTGAGAGCCCTGATGGAAGGAAGAGAACAATCTTGCTGGAGGAGACTGATGATATCCCGGATAAGCAGGAGCCGCCAAAGAACATGGAATATGAGGAGATCATGAGGATATGGAAAGAAAGCAGAGGAAGGTAGATATGCACTATGATACGGGGAGGTATGCGATTATGTGGGTATCCCCATGTCAGTACTGTAAGAACCTCACTGAGATGGGAGGTCTTGATTGCAAGGGCTGGACGTGTAAAGCGTTTCCAGAGGGCATAGATTCCCAAATTGTGGAAGGACAAAAGCGGCATGATGAGCCTATTGAGGGGGATAAGGGGCTGCGATATGATCCGAACTTATATGAGGATAATCGAGGAAAGTACTGGTATACCTGGGATAGAGAGATAATAGATGAAAAAAAGTAGAGATGAAATAAATTACTCTACCTTTACTGTATAATTAAAGTCATGCTCAAACACAGTTTCCCATGAATCATCAGCTTTTTTGTATGCAACTTTAACATTCCAAGAAAAAACTGTACCTTTTGTAAGTTTAGAATAATTGTTATTCGAATATTTAAGTAACCAACCCCCGCGAACTATATCATCGCTCGTAGGGGAAAGCATTTCACTGGGGTTATACCAACAAGTTAAATATTCATTCCAATTCGCTTCAGGTGATATGTAGTCAGAGGGTTTAACCCACACATAATACCCTTCCTTATCATTAGGGAGATTAATTGAGACATTGAAAGTAAACCCATCTTCAGAAATATCTGATGGTACTGGATTTGCCGAGACTATGGTTACTGTTTTATCAACATTTTGATAGATAAACGGATTCTCGCTTTCAGAAAACAAATCACAACTTGCTAAAACGAGTCCCAATAATAAAACTGAAAAAATACTAAGTGATTTTGCTCTCAACTGGGTACCTCCTTTCTCTAATCTCCGAAATTAGAATTATACGTACCTACTATTTCAATTGGTTTTTCCTGTAAACCTATGGCATTGACAATACCAACAACGGCTCCGGCTGTCATTGTCAATAAACCCGGAGCCATTTTCTTCATTAAGAAGCTCGTATCATTACTATAATTACCTAAATAGTTTCCGTAGGAATCATAATTATAATCACCATTCAGAACTTTCATTTCTTCAAATATCGCCCAAATTCCACCTACAATTTCTGTTCCAAACCCAAGCCAATACCAAGTCTTTTTCGATGATACCTCTTTTCTGTATTTTGCAATATCTTCTTTAAGGCTTTTATCTAGATTTGCAGATTGGCTTTCTTCAATTGCATCAACAAGATCTACATATCCGAATCTAAATGGATATTTAACCCCATTGAATACATAATATGGATTAGAAAATAAGCCCTGTTTCGGAACAAATGTTATTGAGTTTGAAAATGCTTCAGCAGTAGGCGTATCATTTGTAGTCACTGCTTTCGATTGTGAATGGTTATAATTTGTGTTGTTACTTCTATCAGGCGATTCAGTATTTCCCCCTACTTTTAAATTCACACCTGCTGATAATAGAAACAAACCAAATACATCGTCAGTAGGAAGGCCCCCGAAATTGAACACGTAAGAGGTCGAAACATTAAAGCCAAATTTTTCTGAGATTGTATTATAGTATGATACGCTGGGCCCAAAATCATGTAGTATTATAGGTGTAGAGCTACCGTAAGGATATCCCAAATATCGTATTTCATAAATTCCACCAAGACTTAGGAAGCTTGAGTAACCTAATGGGAAGGCATATCCTATCTCCAGAGAAGGGCCTATCCCCCAGTTACTTAAAGTAAACTGTATTTCCGTAAGAATATTATCGTTTTTCATTGCATAACCAGCATCAAAAGAAAGCTGGCCTTCAACACCTTGTGGTGCAGTAAGTCCCATTCCAAGGGAAAGGTACTGTGACTTAGCTGACCATAAGCAGACATTCGAAATAATCAGAACGATAAATAATAGAATAAACTTTTTCATAGTAATTGGCCTCAAAAAATTTTTTATATAATAATTTATAATCGCCAGTCTCCATTTTATTATGTGTAATTGAAATGTACAAGAAATAATTATATCTCACTCACCATTCGCACCATCAAACATATAAAAATGCTCTAGCAGTACTATCAAATGTCATATGAATGATGAAATAAAAGCGACTTCTGACTTATTTTAATTTGTAGGTTATGTTTTGAAACCTTCCACACATCCCCCCGACACTCTCATTAGAACCAAAGGCCGTACTTTTGAGGACGGACTTATTCTAAGGAGAGAAGAATACATGTTCAGATTTTTTAGTTTCATACCCATGCTGCTTTTATCACCCGATGATGGACTCGGAGGCAATGCAAGTTCAGATGATGCGAGTGAGGATACAGGGGACACTGAGGATGATACTAAGCTCCAGGGTTCAGCTGAAGATACTCAATCGGTCGAAGAGCTGCAGAGTCAACTTGAAGAGCTGAAAAAACAGTCCTCGAGTAAGGACAAAGCGGTGACCAAGCTCACCAAGCAGATTGATGAGATGAAAAAGGCTCAGATGTCTGATGCAGAGCGTAAGGCTGCAGAAGAGCAGGAACGGGAAGAGCAGCTCCAGCAGGAGCGGGATCAGTTCTTATCTGATTGCAGAGTCATTGCCGCTGAGCGTGCGGGTTTGAGCGAGAGTGAGGCACCACTGGTTGCAGGTAGCTCACAGGAAGAGATCCGGGAGAATGGAAAACTTTTGAAATCGCTTTTAGAGGCACGATTTAGTGAAGGGTATGAAAAGGCTAAGAAAGAAGGCATGAAAGGCAGTGTTCCAAAGCGTGGAGAAGATCCAGCTGCTGGGACGAATAAGAGGTTAAGTGACCTGTTTACAGGTTAAGAAGTAGGAGAGCAATTAGATGTTAATACCATCAGAAGGTGTTGTTACCTTTGACGTGCCGCAGAATGCGGTGGACGTCTCAAATCTGTTTTATGATATATCACTTCCGGCTGCAAAGCTCTTGAATACCGTATCACTCGGGGATTCAGTGAAGGCAGTTGACCCCAAGTGGTTCGATGACAGACGGCTTGCCATTGGCACGAGCCTTACAGCGGACTACCTCGCAGCTTCGGGAAGCCTCACACTGGCAAGTGTTGAGGGTGTGAGAGTTGGATCAACATTCTCAGTAGGTCCGACCGTGTTCAAGGCAACTGCAGTAGATCCTGCCACCAAGGTAGTCACCGTTGCTGTGCTTGCAGGGGATACCGGACATACAACCGGGGATGAGGTGATATTTATCGGGAATGCCCGAGCCCAGGGTTCTAGCCGCCAGGACTCAGATATCAACACTCCGGTAGAGCGGTTTAATCGAACCCAGATCTTTGATGACTCGGTGATTATCACCGGGACCCAGGAAGCGGTGGACCAGTATGGATCTGGGGGACTGAATCTCACGTTGGAGAACTCGGTGAAGAAGAAACTCGAGCGGCTGTACCTGCTCATGGGACGGGCTTTGTGGAGAAACCCCAGGGTCGTTCCCGATGATAACAATGCAGAGGGAATCATGGGTGGGCTTGGCTGGTTTCTCGACCAATTCGGCCAGAAAACAACCTCCAGTTTCACCCATGCGAACATCTCAGCATTTCTGTATGACTTGTATGAGGCAGGGCTTATCAACCCGCAGATATGGATTAACCCCCATGATGTGGATGTGTACCGTCAGCTTGATGCTGCCTACATCCAGGTTGATGCGAAAGTGACCTTTGCAGGTAGGCCGATCCCCACACTGCTGTATACCACCAAGGGACAGGAAGTACCGATCATGATTGATCCGCAGTGCCCGGCCGGAAGTCACTTCCTCATCGACCCATCGATGATCAGTGTGCATCCGCTCTCAGGACGTCAGTTCTTTGTGAAGCGGGCACAGGACGATGATGATAACAAGAAGGCGAGAATCATCGGAGAATACACCTCGAAGGTCCATAACTCAGCGTTCATGGGCAGATTTACCGTCGCATAGGGAGGAGAAGTACATGAAATATCAGGTACCAAAGGACGTGCATACGATCTACGAGAAAGGGAAGCGCTATTCAGTTGTCGACGGGATTGTGGAGATCCCAGGAGAGCCGGTCGGATGGCTGAAGCCTGTGAAGAAGAGCGGAAAATCCGGGGACCAAAAAGAGGACTAAACGAATATGGCGATCATCACCAGGGAGGAATACAAGCAACTCTCGAATACGACTGACACCTCCCTGGACTCGATGATTGATCTGTTAGTGCCGATAATTGAGGAGGATTTCTTGACCATTCGGGGAGCACCATTTGAAGAAGACGATGAGGGGAACATAATCTATCCATCGGGAGCGGTACTCACGGCAAAGCTGATGCTTGACTGGCTCCTGTCTCCTGAAAGCAGAAAAGCCCTTACTGGTGGGAAGAAAAGTGAGACGATCGGGAAGTATTCCTACAGCCTGCAGGAGATTGATGGTGCATCAGGCTATCCGAAGGCGATCATCGGCCGGATAGAAACATATGTGAGGGGGAGAGTATGAGCCTGGAGTACTATTTTACTACCCCCTTCACGGTGCTTCGAGAGAGTCCAGCTGATGGTTCGTGGGGGAGTGAGGGCCAATCAAATGCGGTGAGTCTCTCCAAGGGCTGGATTCAGCCTGGAAGCGGAAGACCGGTCTTTAAAGATGGAAAAGAGGTGGCGGTGACCACCCACCATCTCTTGTGTCCGGTGGATGTGGATGTGAGGGCGTTAGACGCCATTGAGGCTGAGGGGCACAGATACAAAGTACTCTCAGCTTTTGATGCTGCAGGGATGGGACATCATCTGGAAGTGGATCTGGAGCTCAAAGCATGAGTGTGAAAGCGACTGGAGGAGGTTTTAGAGAACTTGATCCAACACTCTTGAAGCAGGCGATTGATAGAAGCCTTACCACGGTGGGGATTTTGCTTGAAGGGGAAGTGATAGCACGGGCGAATGAGAATGTTGATACCGGTCGTCACAAGGGCTCTATCACCTGGAAAGTTAAGCATGGAGGAAGTGAGATTACTCCTGACAGTAAGGGCCAGGTAAACCCTGAGGATGAACAGTCAGCCCCGGCAGCTGAACATGAAGTGCATGTGGGAACGGCGGTCCATTACGCTCCCCACTTAGAGTATGGGCACAAGGTACCAGGGGGAGGAAAGGTGAAAGCCTATCCCCATTTTCGCAGCGCCTTTGATGAGAACCAGAAGCGGGTAAAACACCTGTTCTCGAAGGCTCTACAAGGGTTTATTCAGCATGCCAAGAAGCACAGTTGATCAGTGGGTGCTCGAATACCTTCGATCAGGAGTTTTGGGCACACGATATGGCAATCGGGTCTTTATCTATGAGGTGCCAGCTGGAACAAAGCTTCCCTATATGCTCATTGGATTGGTCTCTGGGGTGAGAAATCCCAGAACCCAGGTGCTTCGCGATGCTGGGGCCACAAGGTATCAAATCGATGTGTACTCCCCTGATCGCTACCAGGGACGAGAGGACATAGAAGATGCCATACGGTCTTTGTTAATCCACCAGGTGAGATCCGGTGGATTGGTGATTGAAGAGGTAGAGGTATCAGGACCGAGAGCGTTGGATGGTGATGAGTGCTACCGGTTTTCCTGTGATATACGGGTGAGCTGGATACAGGAGGAAGGATAAACAAGATGAGTGAGAGATTACTGGGTGAACAAGGATATTTGTACTACGGGAGGCTGGAAGATCAGATTGAAGGGGCAGAACTCGGGTCAGAGCTTGCCGGTGAAGGGTTTTTCAAGATTGTCAGTAAAGGAGCTGCCTCTGGGCTGCCGGTAGGACTAGGGGTACGGGATGTATTCTACAACAAACCTGCGGTGACCCTCCAGACGGGCGATGCGGTAATCCCTATTACCCACGAGAAAATAGCGTTTGTGACCAATGTGCCGCATTCAGCAACAAAGAGTAAGCATGAGAATACGACCCAGCAGGATACGGTCAAGAGCTTTGCTGAGGGCAAGAGAGCAGAGCTCACAGGATCGGTTGAAGGGTACTTTCTCGATGCAGACGAATCAGGGCTGCAGGATGAGCTCTTATCCCGCTTCAAGCCGGTGACAACCGATGACGGGGCAGGGGGGATTACCGTTCTCAAAAGTGATGGCAAGCCGCTGCATTTCTTTCTCTCCCGATACGAGAGTGAGGAGGTTGGCAAGCAGGAGGTCACTGATTACCTGCCAGTTATCACTGAGAGTATCACCCTTGATAAGCCTCTGGAGGGAAATCAGGTGTTTACCTTCAATTACACCGTGGTGGGATCAGAGAAACCGACAACCTACCGCAGGACCATCACGGCATAGGGGTAGGGAATGAAGATAACCTACAAGCCGGGAGGTAACCCGGCTGATGCCAGGACAATAACACTCTATGCAGGAAATGAGCGAATAGAGAACTGCAGGGTGGTACAAGCATACAACAAACAGGGGTCCTTAACCCTGAAAGTGGAGATAAGAGACTGTGAAATTAACCGGGAGCCTGAAGGGCTCATACATTCCGACATTCAAGGACAACCAGAACCTGCCAAAAAGCGAGCAGATAGCGGTGAAGATCAACTATCCGACTCACGAGATGCGGGAGATCTTAAAAAGCGAGATCAGCTACGTGCAGACAAACGCACACACCGAGATAAAAGTAAAGACTAACCATGCCCAGGTTATCCGCTCGTGTGTAGGAACGATCACCAATCTTGAGACTGACATTGATGGGGCGATCCCAGATGGTAAAGCCCTCCTTGCATCCCGTGATCCCCGGCTTGAGCCGCTTATTGAAGAGCTGGTAGTCGAGATACGGCGTCAGACCATTCTCGAGGAGGAGGATGAAAAAAACTCCGACTAGCTCTCCAGCTCTACTTCTCTGGGGCCGGGGAGCGTGATGATTGGGATGAGTATCCAGAGGAGAAAGAGAGAGTACTTTCGGGGGCAAGTACAGCTGGCTATGTGCTTATCAAACGAAAGGAGATCCCCCGATTACTTCGAGATGAATTCCATCTTTCTTGCTGGAACCAGTGGTGTAGATGGAAGCGCTTTGGGCTTCCCCATGGATCAGATGGGTACATGAGAGAGCGAGAGCTGTGGGTAGCGTGTATGGAGATCCTCGAGCAGGAGCACGCAGTATTCTTGAAGGCACAGCGGGAGAAAAACAGCCACTAAAAACATGGAATATCGAGATGAGCTGAAGCTGGTGATTAAGGCCGAGGTCGATAAGGCCGTTCGGGATCTTAACCAGTACAACAAAACCACCAAACAAGCAGAGACTTCCACAGAAGCTTTCGCGAGGGCTGCCCAGTTTGCCAAGCGGGCTCTGGCAACCGCAGGTCTTGGCATGTCCGTTGCCTACATCTCAACCCAGCTCAATAAATTTGCAAAAAGCGCATCAGAGGCAGAAGAGACTGCCTCCAAGTTCTCTGTGGTCTTTGGTGATATTGCATCTACGGCCGAGGAGGTTGCCAGGCGATATGCATCATCCTTCAACGTAGCTGCATCTACCTCCAAAGAGCTTCTGGGAAATGTGGGGGACCTCCTCACCGGTATGGGAGCAACCCAGGTGCAAGCACTTGAACTATCTGAGGCAGTGGCAACCTTTGGATCAGATTTGGCCTCCTTTTCCAACTACGCAGGAGGTGCTGCAGGGGCCGTGCAGGCGCTTACCAAGATGATGCTTGGTGAACGGGAGATGGTCAAATCCCTTGGGATCGTCATCAGAGAGGCCGATGTCCAGCAACGATTACTCGAAAAGGGACAAGAAGATCTTACCGGCCAGGCGAAGCTGCTTGCAACAGCCCAGGCCTCCCTAGAGCTTGCCATGGAGCAGTCAAAGAACGCTATTGGTGATTATTCGCGCACCGCTGATAGCAGTGCCAATGTAACCAGGCGTTTGTCTGAGTCCTACAAAGAGATGACCGAGCATGCTGGTGGCTTTGTAAACCGGGTGCTCACACCCTTGAAAAGCGGACTTGCAGATGTCATCGATCACATGAATGAGCTTGCCCGGGAGAACCAGGGGCTCGGAGAGATACCGGCCGAGGATCCTCGGATTGCCCAGATGGAGCGCAATAACCGCAGGATTGCAGAACTGAAACAAGAGGCCAATGAGAATATTGCGGTGCTTAAGACGGGATATAAGGAGCTCCAGGAGATAGCACAGAAGCCGGTGGAGCAAGCAGAGAATTGGTGGGAGGGCTACACCCTTGAGACCAAGCTCGATGAGGCCAGGAGACTCTTAGAAGATTTCTATGAGGATTTTACCGGCAACCCTATCAAGATATCGCTGGACTCAGAGCAGGATCTCCAAGCCCAGCTGCAGGCTCTAGAGACCTGGATGAATAAAGCGCTGGGTAACACAGCAGTAGGTGAGCGAATTGATGCGTTGATCAAAGATAACGAACGGCTGCAGGCAGCCCTTGATGGGACCGCAGAGTCAGCAGAAGAAGCTGCTGTTTCTTTAGGTGAAAAGTGGGAAAAAACAAAGAAGGCTATCTTCGGGGATGAGAGTCCCTCTAGCTTTGCTGATAATCCGATAACACTACCTCCTATCTACTCAGAGGCTGAAACACTGCAAGCAGAGCTTGGGGAGCTCGAAAAAGCTATTCATGCAGTCTGGGAGGGGCATGGGGACTATGCATCCCTTGATGTCTGGCAAGATGATCTTGGACTTTTAGTTGCACGATATGAGGAAGTAAAAGGTGATATTGAAGACATCGCTCAGGCCAAGGAAACAGAGAAACGCATTGAAGAGCTCAAGAGTTCACTTCTCAGTGAGACTCAGCAGAGGGAACAAGAACGCCTGGCGTTACAAAAAGAGCTCAATGCATACCAGGAGAAAGGATTACTTACCTTAGAAGAGGTGAAGGCACTCCTTGCATCATTCGATGGACAGGATATTTTTTCAGCTATCACTGAGAATCTGGATGAGCAGTTATCGGGTGTCGACCGTGCTGCAGATGCCTACAGCACCCTCACGCGTGAAGGGGAGAAGTTATCTGATATCTATGACGCCTCAGCGGAAAAATCTCTCTTGGTCACTCGGGCTTTTGATCAGCTTGCCTCCTCCACTGAAGTCAGCCGCGAAGAGCTCGCCGGGTTTCTTGAGCTCTACGGGGAGTGGATCAATACGAATGAAGACGCAGTTACCGGGTTTGAGGCGCTACAACAAGAATTCTCTGAGTTTGACTGGTCGAAGTTCTCAGAGAACCTGGAGACAGAGCTCTCAGAGCACCTGATTGAAACACTCAACACCGTCTTTGGTGAAATTGGTAAAGGAATAGGCACAGGAGAGCTGCAGGGGAAAGAGATCTCATCGTCCATCATCTCGAGTGCAACAAGTATGTTTGCAGCAGCTGCAGGACCCTTTGCCCCGTTGGTCCACTTGGCCGGAGGCATATTTGAAGGGATAAGCTCCTCGATCTTTGAAACCATAGAGCAGGCAAAGCAGGTGGATAGGGCGCTCAGTGATGCGAATGAGAGCATTGAAAAGATGTTTCTTGATGTGCTGGATATGGAAGAAGAATTATCCAAGCAGAGGCTGGAAGCTATTGAAGATGAGATGGATCTCTTAGAGCAGAACCGTGATCTGCGACTTGAGATCCTTCGTGACCAGTGGCAGAGGGGCCAGATTACTGGAAATGAGTATTTTGATCAGGCTTCCGGGATTAACCAGGACTATCAAGCAGACCAAAGAGCACTTGAAAACCAGGATACCCTCATCTCAGGCATCGGGGATGTCATCACAGAGCTTACAGGAGAGCTTGAGGATTTAAGTGGATGGACAAAGTTCTGGACGGGTAAGGATGAAGATCTAGAAGAGCGTATAGCAACCTATAAGCAGCTGCTGGGTGATATCTCATCAGATCCTGACGGGCTCACCGATGATGAGATCCAAGAACTTGCCTCAAGGTACAACATCGAGGTTCCCGCTGCTGCAACAGGTGCTGATTTTATCACCACTGGACCTCAGCTGCTCTTAGTTGGGGATAATGCCGGGGGCAAGGAGCGCGTACAAGTATCTCCAATAACCAGTCCCAATCTGCATGGTCCCTCTGGTGGTGATATCAACATCACAATCACAGGCGACGTGTATGGTGTAGATGATCTGTATGCCAGATTGGATGCTGCAGGCAAACGCCTGAAAAAGCTCGGGAGGGTATCAGCATGATAGATCTTTTCCTCCTATTCCCAGGGGAGAGCACCTGGATTGAGGTTACCCATCACATTCGAGCGGAGACATACACTCAACAAGAGCAGATCATAAATGACGAGCTAGCATCGGTTATTGATACAGCCTCCTGTAAGCTCGTCTACGATCAGCTCTTGGTGGCTAAATTTTTGTCCCTGGAACCTGGTCGAAAAGTGTATGCCAAAGTTTTTAGAAATGGAGATCCTCATTTTTATGGATATGTTGCAACAGGATTTGAGCACAAACGTGATGAGTTCCAGGAGGACATAACTCTTGAACTCCGAGATACCAGCTGGAGACTCGATACCAAGATACCAGAGGACCTTCAGTATCCTTCATCAATCGATGATCCAGGAGTAACAATTGGATCATTGTTTGAATCGCTGCTCGTGAGGGCAGGCTATGAGCAATCAGAAATTGATCGGGATGTAATTACAATGGCCACACAGAGCATCCGTATGGTGAGTATCAGAGCCAACAAACAAACGTATCGTAATGTGCTCGATGAGGTTTTGAGAGAATACGGGTATGTGCTTACTACGAAGCCTGATGGAGCGTTGACACTCTTCAAGTGGGATCCAGATATTCTCACCCCCAAAGGCACAGTTTCAGAAAACATATCAACGGTCAGCCCGTTTACCGTGACAAAGCAGGACACTGACCATGATGGAATTATCCTCTCCTGGCCGAAGGCTGGGGTCCTTGATTCGGTGTGCCTCTACCAGGATGGCCTCCCTATTGGAAGTGACGGGATTCCCTCTGGCAAGCTCATTGAGCCTGGTGGATATTATCCAGAGGATGCCGATATCACTGAGGTGTATCAAACCTACCGCTCAACCTGGCTTGACCGGCCATACCAGGAGAAAACCTCTAGGCTCAAGAATGAAGATATCTCGCTTGTATCAAGTGATCATCACGAGCTCATCTGGAGATCCGATAGCGGAATCACTGCTACTGCCACCTATGAAGCCCAGAAAGCCAAGGTGGTCTTTCACAACCCCACAACCGAGTCGCTCAAGCTCTATGTTTTTGAAATTTGGGGCAGAGCTTTGTATCGGCACAGCATACAGGAGACGTTTCTCCCCTCAACAGCATCCAATCCAGAGTCAGTGGAGGCTTATCATCTTTTTACTCAGGATGATGCCAGGCTGCACGCAACACGACTGCATGAAAAGAACAGCTTTGGGACGATCTCCTATCAGTTTGAACTCTTTGATGATCTCTATGAACCAGGAGATATTGTTCATCTCTCCCAAGTCGATCCTCCCATAGATACCGATGTGCAGATCACACAGAAGCGATGGACCGATGAGATCCCAGGAATCGGGTATCAGGCAGTTGGGATATCAGAGTTTGGGGATATCCAGGCGATTACCTCATCATATTACACCTCCAGAAACACCCAGAAAGGTGAAAAGGGAGATGATGCGATCATCCTGGTAGTAGTCTCAACGAATGGGAATATCTTTCGACCTGCACTGACAGACACCACATTGGAAGCCAGAGTCTACCAGGGAGCCCAAGAGATAACTGACAGATATGATCCATCGCGCTTTCGGTGGACTCGAAAATCACAAGATAGTAATGCAGATGATGTGTGGAACTCAGCTCATTACTCGGCCGGAAGTACAAGCATTCAGATAACAGATGAAGATGTAGAACACAGAGCCACATTCTTTTGTGAGCTCATATAAAAGGAGAGAACGCTTATGGCAGTATCAGTTGGCCAAATTACCATCATGGATTACAACGATGCCCTCACACTGACGGGCTTCATCACATCGAATCTCCCCAAGACCCAGCGCTATTCAGCTGACACCGGGACCTATACCCCAGATTGGGGTGCAACCTCCCTGGTGCTTACGCCAAGCCTGTTTATCCTGGGAAGCGGGAGTGATAAGATCACGGACTCTGCAGTCCTGTCGGTGACCTGGCAGCGCAAACCATCAGACCAAAGTACATTTGCAGCCTTGAGTACTGGAGAAGCGGTATCTGGAACCAAAAACCATATCCTTTCTGTGAGTAGTAATAAGCTTACCGGAAGTATTTCAGCGATCGAATACCTGTGTACCGTTATCTATCACGACAGTGCCACGGGACTGGATCTCACCTACAAGATGAGCATCAACCTCTCCAAAGTCATTGACGGGAATAATATTGCCGTTGCCGCAGTTCACGCACCAAACGGGAATGTGTTTAAGAACTCGGCCCCGAACAGTCTCACAGCTAAAGCAGAGCTCTACCGAGGAGCAACACTGGATACCACGCTGCTAAGCTACCAGTGGTTTGGGTATGCTCCAGGCAATGCTGATGAAGGGGCAGGGGCTGACTGGGATCTCATAACTGGAGAGACAAGCAGTTCCTTGACGGTCACCCCATCAATGGTAACGGGATTACAGCAATTTAAGGTGAAGATCACAGACAATGATGCTGCTTCTCCCACCAATGGTGATTCGTTCTACGACGTGATTGCCTTCACCGACATGACAGATCCGATCCAGGTGGTCATTGAATCTACTGCCGGAACGGTATTCAAGAATGGGGTGGGAACCACAGACCTATCAGCAAAACTCTTTCGAAACGGGGAGGAGATTGATGCTGCCGGGACAGGCTACACGTATACCTGGACGATTACCGATAAGAATGGAACCTCCAGGAACTTTGCCGATGCCTCATCTTCGAAGACCGGAAAGACGATCTCAGTGGGGACCTCGGATGTGGATGTGAAATCAACGATCACCTGCAGTGTGAGCTAAAGAGACAATGAGCATTATCACCCGTAACCAGATCACCATCTTTGAAGTACTCGACGGAGAACCCGGTCCAACCGGTCCACAGGGTCCTCAAGGGGATCAGGGGCAAGTGGGCCCTGAAGGTCCGCAGGGACCATCTGGTTCACGCGGAGAAGATGGGCAGAGTCTGTTTACCTGGGTAGCGTTCGCAAGTAATATCTACGGCTCACATATCAGCACCACGTACACTGAAGGGCTGCATACCCATATCGGGCATGCTTACAACAAGACGACTTCTACTCCTGATATCACCAGTCCTACCCAGTACGAGTGGACTCCCTTTTATGCTCATCTCATTGCAACAAAGATCCAGGTCACCTCTGATGGTGCAGTGTATTCCGGCTACAGCCCCAATGGAGAAGCACCAGCTGACGGCAAGGGGTTTTACCTGGGTAACGGGATTATCAAAGCAAAAGACGGGGAGTTTACCGGGACCTTTCGTTCTGGAGAGGGAGCTGACACCGGAGCCCGATTTGCTGCCAGGGAAAGTGTAGGAGTGGGGGAGATCTTGCATTCGGGAGGTACGCAGAATGACCTGCTCACCCCAACTGAAGGGGACGTTTCGGTTGATTTGATTGAAGTGCAGATCACACAAACAAACATACAGCATACCTATCAGGTCGAGCACGTTTACCAGATCGGAGATATTGGACCCGGAGGAGGATACATCTTCTATGATAAGGGAAACTGGACTGACGGGTGGAGATATATAGAGACTGCGCCAGATAACTGGTACGGTACCAACCCTCCTGACATGAAGCTGCCGCTATCAAATTTCTCAAGTCCCCCCACAACCCCTACCTACTCTCGGGAGATCGGGGATGCCGAAACGAACTTTGCTGCCCTCAAAGCTTTTCTCGGCTCAACTGCTGCCATCCAGGCGGTAGATTCGCTGTCTGCGGGAGGAAAAACGGACTGGGTGATCCCAACTGGGAATGAACTCGATCTCATGTGGAATCGGCTCTGGAAGCAGAATATCGGTGTGTGGGGTCCCGCTCATTATTATGCCACAGGAATGTGGCGCATAGTCTACTTTTCATCGAGTCTCTATGCCGAGTCAGGAATGCCGGATGCTACGACCATTGAAGCCTATACCTTCGATCACTACAGCGAGTATGTGGATACGGGTTCATCAAGGGATTCTGCCGGTCACTGGAGTGCAGAAGCTGATGGGACCTATACCAGACCGGTTCGATATGTCAAAGAGATCCCATACGATACCTACACCTTTTATCAGGATGCGTTCAAGTGGAGAGTCAACGGTGGTACGTGGACTAGCCAGCAGGAGATTGTATCAGGTCAGTCCTATGCCCTTGGGTACGGGGGATTGAGTATCTCATTCGGCAGTCCTACCGGGCACACGGTGGGGGAGACCTGGAGTTTCTCCCAGGGAAATCTCTTCGGGTTATCCATCAAGAACTCTGCCGGGGTTGAATACCTGAAAGCTATCAACGGGCAGTTCCTGTTATATGGTAATGGGGTGCTTGCAGAGAAAACCCTGAATGGGTATCCAGGATTTGTACATGCTGATGGAACGGATACAAACTATTTGAGAACTCCGAAAAACGGCATTATACCCTACTCAAGCGGTGGTGATAGTAATATAGGCACATCAGGTTGGCCGTTCACCCAGATCTGGGGCAATTATGTTCGAGGTGCTGTAGGTAATGACTTTGCCGATTTCATCGAAACACCACTAGGCTGGAGGTATGGGTATGCCCACCTGGTTGATGGGATCTATTACGGAATCCCCTCTGATACTGCCAGCTTCTTTGCCGGAAAAGAGGGGAATAATAAGATGCCTCGAGCCGTAGTGGGGTTTGTGCTTGTGTATGTGGACAGACCATACCCGGTAAACACCAAACTCACCTTCAGAGCTGATGGCATTCTCACTAAAAAACGATGGTGGATGAAAAGGCCAGTCATAGCTACATATTACATGAAACCCGAAGGCGAGGTATGGAACGATGCGGCAGTGGATAATCGTCACATCGTGAAGGTTGTCTGCTAATGGCTGGCGAAGAGCTCTTCGGTGAGTTTAGCACTCATTACAGTACAAGAACCATTGAAGCTGATGGGGACGGGAACTACGGCAGCTATTCAGGAAGTCCCTCGTGGTACGGGCAGGGGCATCGTCCGTACTGGTATGTAAATTTCAGAAACCACTGGTGGAATACCGATTCAGGCGATCTCTACATCTACTATTACCACTACCTGAACGGCTGGACCACCTCTGCGAGTAAATCATACGGAGATGGAGCTGCTGGTGGGATTTATGCAAATACAGCCCATGCATGGTGCTCCAGGTGGCGAATGAGAGTTCTCACAGGTGACGGTGATGGAACCCAGCATATAGACGTCCTGTGGTACCGATTATATGATGCTGCCTACCTACAGAGGACCTGGGGACTATCTGCTACGGATAAATATGTCATCAAGCCTGACCGATCGAAGGCCTGGTCAGATTCTTGGCCGACAAGCCTTCATACACACATTCATACAAGTGATTTTTTAATGGCCAGAAGCACCCTCAGTAATTGGGGAATATAAAAGGGGAAAAAACAATGGGAATACGAGCAGTAGTTGATAAGGATCACAATAACACACGAGCGAATACAAGATTATACATCCGCATCGACCGAGCAGATTACTTCATTAAATGGGGGATCGCCAAAGTCTCAGTCATGGGGTATGCCACCTATGAAAGCGGGTTGAAGATGAAGCTGCAGGAGGATTATTACAAAACTATCCTCGATCAGACAATGGATGCTGCCATGCGGGATTTCATCTCGAAAGAGGATGCCAGGGCTCTCATTGCTGAGAACTCAACACCACTGGATGCTCCATATAACGATCCACAACCGCTATTTAATAGAACCTACAATTTCAGACTTCCAGCAGATCTCGATATATCAGATACACCATCTGTGTATGAGCATATGTACGAGTGCATCAAAACTGATTCCATCTATTCGGAAGTTGAAGACATCCTGGTTGATCCCTCACTTGAAGAGATTGCAACCTACTAGGGTAGGAGCACTCAGTGGATATGGAAGTAGTCATAACGAATGAGAATATCAGGCAAGTGGCACAGGCAATGTATGAGAACGTAAAATCAAACCAGCATCGACTTGATGAGATAGAGCCCGTGATACATAAGATGGCCAAGCAAATTGATCGACTTGATCAGATGATTGTGGGCAATGGTTTTGGAAAAGCTGTGAAAGACAATGCTCGGGAACTCAAAGCCTTCCGATCGGAATTCCAGGATTTCAAGTTTAATCGAGAGGATACCTGTCCTGTAGCTAGGAGAACCAGGAATCAACATACAAAAGAGATCCAAACTAGAGATTGGAGAGCAACGGTGATTAAGCTGGTATTCGGGTCAATCGGAACGGTGTCAACGATGATTATCATTGTTGAGAAAGTATTTGTGTAGGAGAGACTATGGGTTGGTTAGGAAAAATATTTGGGGCAAAAGAAACTGCTGATGCGGCAGGTAGTGTCGTCACTTCGGTGAGCTCAGGGATTACGAACTTAGCAACTGGAATTAGATCTGCAATTACCGGAGAACTACCACCTGAGAAACGGGCTGAGCTTGAACGCATAGCCCTTGAAGCAGAGAATCTGCAGAAGCATACACAGCTTGAGATCAATCTCGCTGAAGCTCAGCATCAGTCAACATTTGTAGCCGGATGGAGACCCTTCATAGGCTGGGTGTGTGGACTCTCTCTGGCAAACAACTACATCCTCAGACCCTGGGCAATTGCAGTATTTTCAGCTTCGGGAAAAGTATTTGAGTTCCCTGTTATTGATCTCTCACTCATGATCCCGATAATGACTGGGATGTTGGGACTTGCTGGCATGAGAACCTACGAGAAGAAGCAGGGTGTGACGAAGAATCATTGACGAGGATGGGTTTCATTGTCAACAATCAGAGGGCATATATCCACCACGTCGATAGAGTAGATCGTATGAGGATTTAATTGGATCAAATTTCTTCTTTTCCAATAGCGTCAGTCGTGTTTGATTTCTCGTATAATCTCTGTGCTTAAACTCAAAACAAGAATTGCAGGAATGATGTGGGTCTAAGGTGTTTCTTTCAATGAAAACAAATGAGGTGGATTCTTCATCTTGATGTTCTATAAGATATTCAGCTCTGATTTTTGAGTGAAACGGATTTCTTTCTTGGCAGTACTTCCAATTCAAGTTTTCCATATCAAGAATTACTTCCAATTTTTGTAGGACGCGCAACCGGTCCTCGATTTGGTCAAAAAAGGGGCTGACAGAAATATTTTGCAGGGTTAATCTCTTTTCTAATATTAGATTGTAAATTACTGAAGATTTTCTTTTGAGATGCGGCATGTCTTTAAGCTTGTGAAGCCCGGCTAAATGACAGAAATTGCTTGCATCAAAGGTGATCGTCAGATTGGTTATTTTGTTTTTACGGCCAAAAGTTAATACGTAGTGTGTATTCAGCAGTTTGCGAAAATTGGAAGCACTATCATAAAGTATATCAGACATTGATGTATGTTCACTTATAATGGCTTAAACCTTGTTATTCAAAAAAAAAGCCCTGCTATAAAAAGCAGAGCTTTTTAAAAAAGGCATTTTCTTTCGACTTTTAATCTATCCAAGTTGTGGTAAACGCCGAACCCTTATAAAACTCCACAAAGGCTGCACCTTGGAACAGTCTTTGCTTCATCGTTTAGAAAAACACACAAGTTGTCTTTCTGATTTAATACTACTAAGGTTATATAACGATGTCAAGGTTTTCGACATTGGTTGCCAATTATAGATCCTAAATTCATTGATTCTTAGGGTGTCATGTGTCCCTATACAACTGTCAGCATACATTTTTAACTTCTCGGTTTTTAACCAATCAGTCTTGGTGGGCTTAGCATAGCATCACCATAGGGTCTTCCTTCATACTCCCTAAAAAGTTCATCCTGACGCCGAGGTGACAGGGAATATAATGGTTCCTCTGTTATCTTAATACCGCTTGTACAAAACTCATGTTGCAATTGATCAATATTTAGCATATTTTCTTCACAATATTTTATGAGGTTAGTTTTCGTCACGGAATTACTATTTCGGATTAATTCGGCGGGTACGCAGATTTCTTCTTTTGGAAATAGGATGTTATGGTCCGTGTAAGACTTTTTGTTCTGATCTTCAATTTTTTGTTGACTACGAAAAATCCAACCCAAAACTTTACAAAAGTAGGTCTGCTTGAATTTAATAGTTCTGATATGATAGTGGTTCGTGCCGTCTAGATTAGGTTTCAGCGCAAATGCACACTGTAATCCTGGCCTCAAAAATGGTTGTAATCCTATCATTTGAAAATTTTTATCTAAACTATCACCCAGAAACGGCATAAATGAGATAATCTTTATATAGCCATAGCCTTGAGTGATGGGATAAAAATCACCTGCCCGGAACTCATGGGTGGCAAAAAAGGCTGCAATTACTAATTCGCTGGAGATGTCCACAAAATGTGTCTTTAAGCCATAGTGCTGTGCAAGAGCTTGTAGGTCAACTCTCATATGGTCGGCAATGGCTAGTTGTACCTGAAGAAACTGAGCCGTTATATCATAAAAGTCGAGTAATTTGATCTGGTCCCTTATGAATTCAAGTTTTTGTTTTGTGGATTTACTTTTTCTAAGAATGCTCGGAGTAAGATCATTAAAGAACCGATTTTCACCTCTATAGTATTCATCCCAAGGTAAAGACGTAAATGCACAGAATGTACCATCTCCCATATTGAGAGTCTGATAAATATTTGATCTTGTAATGTAGCCACGAGCCCCATGCTTGACATATTCTTCTTTAACTTTAAGTATTCCATCTCTTGGGTTGATGGACCTTATTGCTTCAAAAACATCTTCATATACAATCTCCATATCACCTTACTCCATAAGTTATCGTGTCTCAGACTTGAGGGGGCACGTTTCAATATTGCATGTTAGACCTCTACGGGAAAACTTGTGTCCTTAAATAGCGCTTTGATCTTTTCAATTGTTGGGCATTCTGGATTGACATGTGCGATTATTATTGAATAAAGATTATCGATAAATATTATTTGTTCTGGGGGCAAACCGTCTTTTAAAAGATTTGTTTGTTTTGCACCAATGAAGTTTAATCCTGTATTGTTCATATCAGCACAGATTTTATTGGATGTATTTGATTCGAGGGGGTGTCTATCATTATCGAACAAAATACAATTTGAGTAATTGTCGTCTTCAAACTGCGAATATGTAATATCCAAATTGAGCTCCAACGGAACCATCCAAAACCATGTGTGGATCCTTGGTGTAGATCCATCTTTAAAAAGAGGATCAATCCAAGTTTTCTGCTTTAGAGGTATAATACTGGAGAAACCCATGAATTTCCCTAAAAGAATCGAGTCGACAAACCCATCATGGCTTGGAAAAGATTCAAACCATTGTTGCACCATTGATGGATACTGGATGATTCCTTTAGATCCTTTAATTGTCTGAATAGCTTTAAGGAAATAAAAAGTTCTTACAACAAATGAGTTATACATATGGTAACGATGTAACCAGGGTGCAAAGTGTTCCAGCGAGACTGAAGACATCACAAACTTTTTGTAGTATATGATGCATTTCTCATAATCATCTAAATGCATGCAATAAAAGCATAGTCGTAAATAAAATTCTGCCAAATTGGTCTGTTCTGCTAATGTAGATAGATACGTTTCAATTTCAACGAGTTGGCTTAACATTTCATCGCGATAGATGATTTTATGATTTTCATTTAAGTTTTTTGCATCGCATAATTCGTCCATAATATCCAAGCGACAAATATTTTCCTCAATTAGTAGCGAGTTCTCATGGTACAACGCTGAGGCAGACTTGATATAAGATAGAATTTTCTTTAAGTCGTAATGATCAAGTGACTTTTTTTGAAGTCCTGCTGATTCCCTATAGCAAAAGCCTTTTTCAAAAATCGCGTCTTTAGGCAATTCTTTGCGATAAGATTCCAAATCGCTCTCTGCTTGATTACTCATGTAAGAATTTGCTGCTTCCCTAATCTTGTGGTGTGATTCAGCGATGTCTCCATGCAAATCCATGAACAATAAGTTAAGATCCTTGAATGCATAATACCTATTTGGCATTGGCAACTTAAAAATTGTTTCAATATCGGACGCAATTACATCAAGACAATTTTCTGGGCTTATTCGTGTTGCCCATACGATTCTGGTTAGGCTTATCGCAAAAAATAATTTATTTTCTTTTGGTAATTTGCTATTCATAAGGTGAGAAAAAGTTTCATGAACAGCTTTATCAATAACAACTCTGTTTGCTTCGGTTTGCCTGAGTAGCTCCAGTTTTGTATTAAAGAACGTAATACAATCATAGCTATCGTTCATATCTAGAATGGATTTATACTCTTCGAGAGTTTCCTTCCATAAAGAACCACCAAGACGTGCCTTATTGAATACATAATTATAATACAGTGTTCCAAGCAATTGCTTGTTATTCATTTTGTGGTTTTCATAATATTCAATTGCCTTGTGAAAATAGTCATCAGCAGGCATATAATTCTTCATTAAAACATGGCTGACACCACGATTAATGAGAATTTGTAAATATTGGATCGGATCAGTATCATGTGTGCAAGCTTCTTCTGCTGCCTTAATTTCTTTTACAGCAGTGATTGTCTCCCCCATTGTGAAGTATTTGATGTACTGAATAAAATGATAGTACACTTGATCTTCTTCAAACTTTTTTAAAGTAACATCAACAGCGCGAATGCTGCCTAGTTTAATCAGCAAGAACACTTTATTTCGATTGTACATCTTCTTTTGCTGGGGAAACATTTTGTTTTGAGAAAGTGTTTGCAATAATTTCCAAGACGCAATGATGTTATAATCGATGGATCTTGGTTGGGCGAGGCGTTTGATCTTTTTTAACTTGTGCTGAATAGAAAAGAATCGGAAAATACTAAAACTAGCAGGAACACTAATACATATTACCGCTAATATTGAAAGGAAAAGGTTTTTGTAGAGAAATAGATTGAAATCTAATATTATGAAGCCAATTCCAGCAAGAATTGTAAAGTTTTTAAAATACGATGGAAAGCCTTTTTGCTGGCGGAAGAGAAAAACAAGAACAGCTACAATGGACATGGCGATTAGGACGGGCTGTATATAGACCGTACCCCTAAGGAATTCAAGAATTGACTCAGTGATATAGTTCATTTGTTACATCCAAACTCAATATCGCTTTAACCTTTTCAGTATTTTTCTGAATCTGCCTGAGAAATCAGTTTATCATAGTCACTTGGAGATAGCAAAGTATACCATCACTAAATGCAGGGTATGGATTATTTGAAATAATTTTGTTGGCTAGTGAAGACAGATGCAATGAGTATTATAATAGCATTAATAAAGGTCAGAAAAACCTGTTCCTAAAAAGTTCCCAAGGGGCAAAGGATGTGATGGTGTAGCGAGCAATCATACTGCATTTGAAGGCATTTAGATGGCGATTTTTTGAGAGAAGAAAATATTTTAAAGTTTTTTTGGCCTCTTTCGGGCAACATTTCTGTAACGTAACTTCCTTTATAACGGGAAGTTATTTTTTTATCCGACCCGAAGTGTACACAAAAGTGTACACAGAAGCCCACTTTGCACATCATACTGGCGTTCGACAGTTGCACCGACAAGATCCGGTTTGAAAAATGCTTGATCTGCCTTTCAGGCACCTGTAATGCAGATATTTCTATTTTCAGGTAGATACAAAGCTAAAAACACATAGTTACAATGGACTAGGTTATTATTCCTAATACAATCAAATAAGTCTTGCTAAGTGCTCTAAAGTCTGGTATAGTACTAGTTACAATGTACTTACGAACTACCAAAGCAAACACAAAGGCCGATGGCCCAGTCGAATACCTCCAGCTTTGTCACAACTACTACGACAAGGCCACAAAGCGATCCAAGACCGAAGTTGTCTATAACTTCGGCCGTAAAGATAGCCTGGACATAAAGACTATTGAGCAGCTGATCACCAACCTTGCAGGATTTATTGCAAAGGAGACCGGTGAGGCCGTTCCCCGGCTGTTTGCAGATGCTCAGGCCTCCCAAGCCGTGTTTGTTGATTCTCTCGCTCTTGGCGGCACATGGCTGTTAGACGGGCTCTGGAAGCGGTTAGGCATTGCCAAGGCGCTCAAGACGGTTTTATCC